CAAATCAGCATAGCGTGGTCATCCGCGATCAGCTCGTGGTCGTGGGAAGTCGATTACAACGGCTTGTATGCCTACGGCTTCGAACCCGACTACCTCAATGCCGAGCAGCAGGCGCGGGAAGCGGCGAAGCGGATGGGAGCCGACCTATGAGCCGCATGCCAGACAGACAGACCGCGATGGCCCACTACTTCGGCGAGCGCCTAATCGAGCGGCGGCACGAGCTAGGGATGACAAGGCAGGCATTGGCGGACAAGGCCGACATAAGCCTTACGAACGTCCGAAACTACGAGAAGGGCTACGTGCAGCCGACGGCCTACCCGATCTACGCGCTCGCCAACGCGCTGGGCGTTACGACCGACTGGCTGCTGGGAATGAAAGGAGCGCATGGTGGCAAGTAACCGAGATTGGCTTTTCAGCAAGCCGTGGGACGAACAGCTCGCGTGGCTCGAAGCCGAGCACGTGGCGGTGTCCACGACGCCGTTGCATGTGCCGAGCGAAATCAAATGGCAGTACCAGGACGGCGAGTGGACTGCCGAGGTCGGCGCACCGAAACTGCAAAACAGCCAATCCGATGCGTCGAAATCAGAGGAAACCGATGAAATCGGCGCATCGAAGCGCGAAATACACGACTTCGATGACGAGCACACGGGAGGACGTTCTACCGAAGTCGGTAAAACATCTTCAAGTTCACGCCAAAGCGACGGAATGGACAGCCGCGAGAAGCTGATGGACGAAATCGCCATGTTCGCAGGCTCTCGGAGACAGCTCTTCGAGAAGATGCAGACATGGTTCGACCGTCAAGCTGCAATCACTCGCGCCGAGCTTGTCGATTGCGCCAACTGCCCGATTACCGAGCGCAACGCAAAGGTCATCGCGGAGCTTCGCGAGCAGCTAGACGAGACGAAGCACGCGATTGCCAAGGCAGGCGGCACGTGGACGGAGCGCGAGGACGGCTCGGTGGCGGTCGTGTTCGCGCCCGACGTGGACAAGCTGACCGAACAGCTCGAAGCCGCACACGCCAAGAACAGGGCGCTCAAGGCGCACATCGGCAAGATGCAGGGCGGCCGCGTGTGCCACGTGAAGCCGATCTACAAGAAGGGCAGCGGAAACTCGGGAGACTACGTGCGCTGCCCGAAGTGCGGCATCAAGACCGGCACGAGCACGAGCGGCCTGGGCCACCTGGTGCCAGTCTGGAACAAGCTCATGGTCGACGGATGGGAGGACCTGCGATGAGCAACCTGTTCGACCTCAACGACCGCATCTTCGCGGCCATGGACGAGTTGGACGCCGCGGCGCCCGACGACCTCGAGCAGGCCATCGAGAAGGCTCGCACGAAGACGCAGCTGTTCTCGATGGCGATAAACAACGCCAACACGATGGCGAGGATCGCCGCCATGCAGGAGAGGTCGATCGACGGCCTTGCCATGCAGGTGGACGTCGCAGGGCGTCTCGTCGGCATTCCGAACATCAGCGCGCGCGTCGAGTCGCTTCCGAGCGCGGAGTTCGACGCGATTGAGTGGGCCAAGCGCAACGCGCACGGCCACAGCGTCTCGTGGATACGCGACAGGCTGGCGAAGGTATCGGGCTATACCTATAGCTTCGACGAGGTGCGCGCCATATGCGACGAAGCCAACGTCGAGCCCGTCGAGCTCGGCGAGAAGAGGACGCTGGCCGAGGCCGAGTCCGACAGCTACGGCCTGCACGGCCCTCAGAGGGGGTACAACAGGTGATCCGCTACTCCGAAGCAGAGGAGTCGTGGCTTGCCGAGCACTACCACGTCGGCACCATCAACGACACGCTGGACGCCTTCGAGGCCGAGTTCGGGAGACGCCCGAGCAAGCAGGCCCTGTTCGCCAAGGCCAACAAGATGGGCCTCAGGAAGGACCGCCACGATAGCGAGCGGTTCGAGCCCGCCCAGCAGCGCATCAGGTGGTCGGAGGACAAGTACGCCGACATGCGCGAGTGGATGCTCGCCAACGACATGGGCGAGAACGTGTTCGCCACGATCGACGCGTTCGAGCGCGAGTTCGGCATAAGGCTCAACCGCGCGCAGGTATCGCGCTTCCGCAGCGTCTACGGCACGAAGCGGCGCACGTCGCACGGCGGCGGCAAGCCGAACAAGCCCGTGGGCAGCGAGCGCATGGGCAAGGACGGCTACGTGATGGTGAAGGTGCGCGAGTGGCCGACCGTCCCGCAGACGAAGGACAACTGGGTTTTCAAGCATCACCTGGTCTGGGAGCAGACCAACGGGCGACCGCTGCCCGACGGGTACACCGTGTTCTTCGCGGACGGCGACAAGCGCAACTTCGACCCCGACAACCTCGTGGCGCTTCCGCGCAAGTACATCGGACAACTCAACAACCCCGAGCTGCCGAAGTACCGCGACCGCGAGACGCTGCTGGCGTGCGTGGCCCTCTGCGACATGCGCAGCGCGGTCATGGACGCCGAGGCGGCGCGCCCCAGGCAGTGCGCGGTGTGCGGCGCGACGTTCACGCCGACCGAGCGCCAGCGCGCGTACCCGAGCCCCGTGCAGACCTGCCCGGACTGCATCGCTGCGGGCAAGAGGGCGAGTGGCGCTCGCGGGGACGGCGAACCGACCGAGTGCGCCGTGTGCGGCCAGGTCTTCCCGAGGTCGCAGAGGAACCAGAAGCGCTGCCCTGAGTGCAAGGCGGCGAGGCCAAAGATGAGCCCGAAGGCCCACGCGAGGTACTTCGAGCTGCACGGGCACAGATGAGGGAGGAGGGACGATGAGCTACAACTTCGGAGATTGGGTCGTCTACGACCCAGGCTACAAGCAGGAAATCGGGCGAGTGACCGAATGCTGCGAGCTGAGCGCGTTCGTGTGTTACCACCAGGGATGCACGGCGGCTTCGACGCCGCTGGAGCACCTGCGGCTAGCGACGGACGCGGAAATCGCGCAGGCGCCGTCGGGAATCGGCTACCACCGATTCGACGCCACGTGCCCGAAGCGGGACGAGGAGTGCTGCTGGATGTGCAGGGCGGTGAGGTCATGAGCGAGCTTGACGAGCTGGCCGAGATGTTGGACGCGGTCGGAATCGAGTACGAGGAGATGCCGAAGCGGAGGTGGACGCTGCGCTCGCTCCACTGGCAGACGGAAGGCGGGCACGCCGCAGCGTTCGAGCACCAAGACGGGAGATTGATGTTCAGCACCGTCGGAGGCGTGTTCGCGTCGTCGGGGACCATCGCGGCGCTGGCGGTGAAGAACAGGAAGAGGAAACGGGTAATCGAGGAGGAGGACGGCGATGACTAATGGAACCGCAAGCTGGACTAATGGAAACAGCTTGTCGCCATGCCCTTTTTGCAACAGCAAAGCAGTGGCGTGTAGGGGGCTTGACTGGTACGTGCGCTGCACTGGATGTCCCGCCACGCTTGGGGAGAACCCCGATGCCGACGGAAACCCCGAGGGCGAGTACCGCACCAGGGAGGAAGCCGTCGAAGCCTGGAACACCCGCGTAGCCGCCACCGAGCACGACTTCTCGATGGACGTGCACGACGGCAGAACGTGGGTCTGCGTCGAAGGCGCCCTGGAATCGGACGTGCTCAAGCCGATAGAGGGCTTCACCCGTGACAGCATATACCGAGACTCCATGCGGGAGTATGGCGAGTGGATGGAGAAGGCCACGGAGCTGATGCGTGACATGTGGGGCCTTGTCAACCGCTTGTACATCGGCGACGGCGAGCACATCGAAGGCTACGCCGAGCGCCTGCGCGAGTTCGGAATCGAGGTGGGCTGATGCTGATTAAGACGGAAGGGCTTGGAACGGCCACGAACGGCGAGCGCACGTGGAGCGAGCCTTACGAGATATGGGTTAACCCGAAGCTTGTCGTGTCCGCGATGCCCGAGGTAAAGAGCATAAAGCTGCTCGGAGACGATGATTATACGCGGCTGACCGCCGACGGATTCGAGCGGTTCTGCAAGGTTTATGAGGAGGTTGACGGCCTATGAGCCTGTGCGAGCACTGCAAGCGCGCCACGTTCAACGGCTTTCCGCCCGATGGTTCGCCCGAGTGGGAGGTCGGAACGGTTTACTTCTGGTGCCCGACGTTCAACACGCACCACCAGCATATGGAGTGCGAGGGCCACGTTGAGGGCGAGCCGAGGAGATTCGACAAGCGCGGAGGGGAGATGCGATGAGCGGAAGGAAGATGGACAGGCACAGGGCGCTCGCCGTGCTGTACTACAACTACCCGACCCTCACGGTCGAGACCGACCCCGAATGGACCGACGAGATGGTCATATTGCTCGCCGAGCAGAGCGCGGACAAACGAACGGTGTGCGAAGCGTACGGCCTTGATTACCCGCCCGAGTGGTGGATGCGGGCGTACTTCGACGAGGGGCTGATTTGCCCGTCGTGCTTCGACAAGCGAGGAAGGGAGATGGGCGGCGGGAATGCTAGAATGTTGTAATTGCAACGAACGGGGGAACATGACCGAGGAACTTGAAGCGAAGCTCACCGCCGAGTACGTCGACTACATGCGCATGTGGTCGAAGCGCTACCTGGGCCGAGTGAGGGCCACCGTCCACACCGTGGCGATGGTTCGGAGCGAGATCGCCGAGCTGGAATCCATGCTCGACGGAATAGGGGCTGTCCGCTACGACCGCGAGAACGTGAGGTCCACACCAGACGACGAGGGGCTGCTGCGGCGAATCGAGCGCATGGAGAGCCTCCGCGCCGAGTACGCCGACGAGCTGGACGCCAACCTGCAAGCCCAGGCCGACGCGCACAGGGCGCTCGCCAAGGTCAGGCAACCGTGGAGGGCCCTGCTCACGTACCGCTACCTGGAGGGGATGACGTGGGCCGACGTGACCGAATCGCTCAACGCGCTCCCTGGCGTGGCCTACTCGGAGGACTACATCCGCAAGGAGATGCACGACAACGCCCTGGTGGAGCTGTTCCCGCACATCCCGCACGAGTACGACGAGTTCCCGGAAGCGATCTAGGGAACTCCCCCGACAACCCCCGCCCGAGAAGCCGTATAGTGTAACCAGGACAATCAACGAGGCCGTCCGACTCGAGCAAGGGTCGGGCGGCTTTTCTTTTGGAGGCACACGATGACCCGCGACGAGCTGGCGCTCATAGCGCTGCGCTACGACACGACCATGTCACGCGCGATGCTGCGCGCCATCGGCGTCGACGCGCCCGAGCCCGTGCGCTACGGCATGGTCGCCCGTGTGGACCGCTACGGGGGCATCGCCGAGTGCATGGGGCAGCGGCACGGGGTGGTCATGTGAGCGACGGAGCCAACCCGCGCGTGTCGAACGGCAACGCCAGGCGCAAGGCCGCGAGGCGCTACGCCGCCATGGACGCGCCGTGCGCGCTGTGCCACGGTGCGCGCGGCCCGATCCGCTACGACCAGCCGCGCGACCACCTGCACCCGCTGAGCCTCGCCATCGACGAGATCGCGCCGGTGTCGAGGTGGGCCGAGTTCGGCTACCCGAGCGCCAGGGCGTGCGCGACCGACCCCGCGAACTGGCAGCCGACGCACCGGGTGTGCAACGCGCTGGCATCCGACAAGCGGGGCGCCGCGGCGCGGCAGGTGGCGCCGGCCGACACGCCGAGCGGCACGTTCTGAGGCGCATGGGGGCGGTAGTCCCTCCCTCTACCCCGAGGCAATCCCCGCGCGCCGTTGCCGATCTAGACAGACGCGAAAAAAAACGCATCCACGGTTCAAAAAGGAGGCAGGACGTGGCTGACCTCATTGGTGCCGCGACGAGCGGCGACAGAAGAAAGTTCTACGAGGCGCTGAAGATGGACCTCGTGGAGACCCTGCCGGGCGCGAAGGATTACGCGAAGCCCGGCATCATCAAGCAGATCCTGAACATCGACGAGAAGCTCGACTCGCTGCCGAAGGCGAAGGCGGACAGCCCGTTGGCGAGGGCCAAGCGTGGCGCGTAGGCTAGGCGGCCAGGAGCCGACCTTCAAGAAGATCGGAAGCTGGGCGTCGACCCGCGGCCCCGAGGCCGTGGAGATGTTCGAAGCTTACGGCAGGCGCTACTACGGCTCGCAGAAGCTCGAGATGGACGTCTTCTTCGCGCGCGACGCCGATGGAATGTTCGCCGCGATGTCGATCGGCATCACGAAGCCGCGCCAGAACGGCAAGAGCTTCGGCGTGCGCGACTACGCGACGTGGATGGCCGCCGTCGAGGGCAAGAGCGTGCTCTACAGCGCCCACGAGGGCAAGACCGTCCGCAAGATGTTCAAGGAGATCGTGGACTTCCTGGAGGGCCACGAGGACTTCCGCGACGAGGTGGAGAGCGTCTACCGCGCGGGAGGCTACGAGGGCATCTACTTCAAGAACGGCGCGTGCATCGAGTTCCAGACGCGAACGAACAGCGGCGGCCGCGGCGGCACCTACGCCGTCATCATCTTCGACGAGGCGCAGGAGCTGACGGCGGCGCAGCAGGACGCGGTGCTGCCCACGGCATCCGCCGCAGGCGAAATCGACGAGGGCGGCTCCGACCCGCAGATGATCTACATCGGCACCGTGCCGGGGCCGCTGTGCCAGGGCACGGTCTTCCGCGAGCTGCACGACCGCGCCCACTCGGGCGACACCACGGTCTGGTGGCTCGAATGGGGCGCGACTGGCGACAGCCTGGACGACGTGGACGTCGACAACGTGGACCTGTGGTACGCGTGCAACCCCGCGATGGGTCGCCGCATGAGCGAGCGCACGGTCCGCAACGAGCACGACACCATGAGCCGCGACGGCTTCGCGCGCGAGCGCCTGGGCTGGTGGTCGCCGACCGCCGGCCTGCCCGACTTCGCCATCAAGGCCAAGAAGTTCGACGAGCTAGCGGTGGACTCCGCACCCACTGGCGGCAAAGTCGCCTACGGCGTGAAGTTCTCGCCCGACGGCGCGGACGTGAGCCTATGCGCCGCCAGGCTGCACGACGGCATGTGCTACGTGGAGCAGCAGCGGCGCGAGCCCATGGCCATGGGCCTCGGGTGGCTCGCCGACTGGATAGCCTCGCGCAAGTCCAAGGGCTGCTGCTGCGTCATCGACGGCAAGTCGGGCGCGCAGGCGCTGGTGGACAAGCTGGGCGGCATGCCAATCAACTACATCGTCACGCCGACCCCGACCCAGGTCGTGGCGGCGTGCACCACAATCGTGGACCTCGTGAACGAGGGGACGCTCGAGTGGCTGCGGAGCCAATCCGACTTCCACGACAGCGCCGTCACGTCCACGCGCCGCAAGATCGGCCAGACAGGTGGCTGGGGGTTCGGTGGTGAGAACCCCATACCCATCGAGGCGGCTGCGCTCGCCTCGTGGGGAGTTCTCAACTCGAGAAGGGACCCCGAGAGAAAGCAGAGGATAGGGTGATTTACGGTTTCGATGGCATCGCGCAGGCGTACGGGCTGCCGACGGCCGAGCGCATCGTCGCCGCCGAGCTGGTGGAAATCCACGCAGCGCACATGGCCGCGAACGTTGACAAGGGACGCTACTACGACCAGCGCGTGACCGCAGGGGAATGCAACCTCGGCATCGCCTTGCCGAGTGACATGCGAAACTTCGAGATGGCGTGCTGCTGGCCCGAGAAGGCGGTGACGGCCCTGGCGGACCGCAGCCGCTTCGACGGCTTCGTCAGCGAGGACGGCGAAGCCGTGCCGGAACTCGACGCAATCGTGCGCGACAACAGGCTGTCCACGGGCTACACCATGTCGGTCATCGACGAGCTGAAGCACGGAGGCGTGCTGGTCACGTTGTCCCGCAACGACATTGTCGGATGCTCTGTACGCTTCCACACTTTCGAGACCAGCGCGGCACGGTGGAACGGGCGCCTGCAGCGCATCGACGCGGCGATGGCCATCATCGACATCGGCAAGAACGCGAACGGCGAGGTGCGCCCGAAGGTCGTCAACCTCTACACAGACGACGCCACCTGGGTCATAGAACGGTACCCCGGCACGGTGAACGGCAGGCAAGCCTGGCGCGCCACAAGGGCCGCGAACGGCCTCGGGCGCTGCATGGCCACGGTGCTGCGAAACCAGCCGACCAACTCGCAGCCGCTCGGTACGAGCCGAATAACGCGCTCCGTGCGGACGCTGACGCGCGGCTACATCCGCACGATGACGCTCGCCACCATCGGCCTGGAGTTCGCCACGAGTCCGCAGAAGTATCTCATGGGCGTGAGCGACGAGCAGTACGACGCGCTCATCAACGAGAAGTTCGCGCACTACATAGATTCGTTGATGCTCGGGACAGTTGACCCGCAGACGGGCCAGGTGCCGCAGTACGGCCAGCTCGCCCAGGGCACGCTGCAGCCGCATGTGGACATGCTCCGGATGCTGTCCACGCAGTACGCGGCGGCCACGAGCTTGAGCGTCACAGACGCAGGCGTGGTCAACGACGCGAACCCCACGGGCGCCGACGCCATCATCGCGCAGAACGACAAGCTGATCAGGCGCGCCGAGGACCTCAACGCGTTCAACGGCGACGAGCTGCGCGACATAGCACTCATGGCGTTGTCCGTGAAGCGCAACAGGTCGCTCTCTCAGCTATCCGACGAGGACCGCGCCATCATGGCGCACTTCCTGCCGCCGAGCATGCCGAACCAGGCCGCCATGGGCGACTGGGCGGCGAAGGTCGCGTCGGTCGACCAGGAGTTCGCCGGCACCGACGTGTACTACGAGATGCAGGGCTTCGACAAGCCGACCATCGCTCGCATCCAGGCGCAGAAGCGCAGGAACATGGGCATGGCGATGCTCGGCCGCTTCTCGGAGGTGGGCGATGCCGAGGATGATACCCGCACGCCTGACCAGGGCGTACTGTAAGGCGATTAACCGCCAGGGCGCTGCCGCCGAGAGGTCGGCCAGGGCCGCGCTGCGCGCCTACCTCGAGGAGAACCCCGACGCGACGGTCGCCGACGTGCGCGACTTCGCCATCGAGGTGGTCATGAGCGCGGGGGAGCTGTACGGCGGCGCGTGCTCGCAGGCGGCCTTCGAGCTGCAGGACGAGATCGCCTACGAGTTCGGCGCGAAGCACCCCGACCTCAAGGGCTGGTACTACGTGCCGAACATCGAGCAGGTGACCGAGGCCGTGCACTACAAGGCCGCGCACCTGGTGGACGGCGAGGCGCGCACGTTCGTGGAGGAGATCGCCAAGGCGGCGCGCTACCACGCCGAGCAGGGCGCGAACGCGACCATGGCGCAGACGGCGCGCAAGCAGGCGCGCACAGACAAGCGCAGGCGGCGGAAGGGCGCCGAGCGCGACGGCGTGCGCTTCGCCCGAGTCCCCCAGGGGGCCGAGCCCTGCGAGTTCTGCAGGATGCTCGCCGCGCGCGGCTTCGTGTACCTCTCCGAGGAGTCCGCAGGCGAGTTCTTCGAGTTCCACAAGGGCTGCACCTGCAAGGCGGTCCCAGGCTACTGGGACGCGCAGCTCGAGGGCTACGTGCCGGAGAGCTAGACACACGATGAACCAAGGCCCTGCGGGGCCTTTTTTCATGCCCACGTGGGGGCTTCCCACGGTCACTGACGACAGCCAAAGGCTGGGAAGGGGGCAACCATGCCCGAGAACACCGGAACGGTGGACAACGCCACGCAGGGCGCACCTGCGGAGCCCGAGCGCACCTTCACGCAGGCCGAGATGGACGCCATCATCGGCGAGCGCCTGAAGCGCGACAGGGCCAAGTACGCCGACTACGACGAGCTGAAGGCCAAGGCCGCCAAGTACGACGAGGCGGAGGAAGCCAGCAAGAGCGAGCTGCAGAAGGCGGTCGAGGAACGCGACGCTCTCAAGGCGAGGCTCGAGAAGCTGGAAGCCGACGCGAAGCGCGCCGAGGAGGTCGCGAAAGCCGCGGCCGAGCACGGCGTGGACGCCGCCCTGCTCGCCCGCATGTCGGGCGACGTGGAGGAGAACGCCAAGTTCCTCGAGAAGCAGATGGCCAACGTGTCGAAGTACGGGAGCGTGCCGGACGGAGGCGAGCAGCAGCCGCCGACCATCACCCGCGATGCTATCGAGGCCATCAAAGACCCGGTCGAGCGCGTGAGGATGCGCGCCCAGCACCTAGACCTTTACCAGTAAGGAGGCCAGAAAATGGCAGTACCCACCAACATCATCACGGCAGCCGACATCGACGGCGCCCTTTCCCAGGAGTTCATCCGCAACTTCCAGGGCCAGTTTGACCGCCTCGCCGAGCTGATCGGCATCTTCGGCGTCAACGTCCGCCCCGCAGGCACGGCGCTGTACCAGTACACCGTTGACGGTTCGCTCAACAACAGCGCGAACGCGGCTGGCGCGTACTTCAAGACCGCCGACACCGACATCGTGGCAGGCAAGACCTACTACACGGTCTCCAACAGCGTCTACAGCGCGGTTGCGAACCCGACGAAGGCGAACCTCGCGAGCTACTACGAGCTCGACATCCTCGGCTCCAGCTCCGGCACCGCCTACGTCGAGGGCGACGAGGTCGCGCTTTCCAAGTACACCGTCACCCGCACGCCGATCGGCGATTTGTCCCCGATCCCGTACCGCAAGATGACGACCGCCAAGGCCATCCTCCAGGACGGCTACGAGAAGGCCGTCATGGCGACTGACAACAAGATGCTCTCGCAGATTCGCGCGCAGATCATCAACCAGTTCTTCACGTTCCTCGCGACCGGCACGGGCGCACCCGCCGCCGGCGTCAGCGTGACCGACCTCCAGAAGGCCCTGGCGTACGGCGACGCCGCGCTGCAGAACGCCATGGAGACCAACGGCGACGCCGCAGACGGCGCGTTCGTCCACTTCATCTCCCGCAACGACGCAGCCGACTACCTCGCGACCGCGAACATCACCACGCAGACGCTGTTCGGCCTCACCTACATCGAGAACTTCCTGGGCGTCGAGCGCGTGTTCCTGACCAACAAGGTGACCGACGGCACCGTCATCGTGACGCCCGCCGAGAACATCCACGCCTACGGCATCGACTTCGGCGAGCTGTCTCAGGGCGGCCTTGTCTACCAGGTAGGCTCCAACGGCCTCATCGGCGTCGCCCACAAGGGCGCGTACGACTACGCGTCCGCCGAGACCGACGTCATGACGGGCCTGCAGCTCGTTCCTGAGAACCTCGACTACATCGTCAAGTCGACGATCAGCGCGTAGCCATGATGGTTCAGGCAATTAGGGCGTTCAACGACCTCGAGGCGGGGCACATGCGCGCACGCGGCTCCGAGTTCGAAGTCGCCGACGAGCGCGGCGCGCACCTCGTCGACCTCAAGCTGGTAAAGCAGCTCGAGCAGGTGGAACAGCCCAAGAAGAAGACCGCGCGTAGGCGCGCGGCCAAGACGAAGGAGTAGCCCATGGAAGCGTTCGCGACGGTGGAAGACTTGCAGCTGGGGTGGAAAACGCTCACCGAGGCCGAGCAGGCCGTCGCGGGCGAGCTGCTGCTCCGCGCAACGGCGAAGATACTCGGCGCAGGCCTCGTGGTCGACGCTTCCGACGAGGTGCAGGCGATGAACCTCAAGACGGTCACGTGCGACATGGTGCGGCGCGCCATGAACGCCGGAACGCTCGAGGGCATCGCCTCCGCATCGCAGACCATCGGCTCGTCCACGGCCTCGCTGCAGATCAGCAATCCCGACGGCGCGCTGTACATCTCGCGCAAGGAGGAGGCGCTCCTGGGCATCAGGGGCGGCCGCATCGGATGGGCGAGCACGGTCGAATGGAGCGAGCTATGCGGCTAGGAGACATGCCGGTCATCAGCGACTACAGCCTGTGCCGCGACGCCGTGACCGTCTACCACGAGGAGGGCGGCGCGGTCACGCGCACCGTGCACCCGCGCGCCTACCTCGAGCACAAGAAGGTCGAGAACGTCGACCGCACGGGCAGCGAGGAGTCCAACGGCTTCCTGCTGGTCGTACCGGGCGAAGCGCAGGCGTGCCGCGTCGGCGACAAGGTTCTGCTCGGCGAGGGCCCCGAGGTCCCCGCCGACGGCCAGCTGGCGTGGTGGCGCTCGCTCGTCCCCGCCAGGGTCGACGGGCTCGCCGTCGTGCGTTGGGTGGACAGGCGCCGCTGGGGCGGCAGGTACGTCCACACCGAGGCCGGGGGCTAGCCATGGCGAAGAAGCGGTTCACGGTGCGCACGTCCATCCCGGGCACCGCCGAGCTGGCCAAGAAGCTGGGCGTCGACGCCAACGGCGACGTGCAGCGCCACGTGACCGAGGAGGTCTACGGCAGGCTGCTGCCGTACATCCCGCTCAAGTCGGGCGACCTGCGCAGTTCGGCCTCCATCGTGCACGACCAGCTCATCAGGGTGGACAGCCCGTACGCGCGCACCCAGTTCTTCGGCGTGACCGAAGAGGGCAAGCCGTTCGACTACCAGCCCACGGGCACGAAGGTCGGCTCCCACTGGGACCGCAGGCTCGTGGCGGACGAGGGCGCGGCCATCGTGGCCGACGCCGAGAGATACGCGAGGAGGCGCAGGAAATGACCACCGCGCTGGAGACCATGCGCGAGTTCGTCGGGTCGTTCCCAGACTCCGACCTGCTCGCGCGGTTCGACATCGACTACACCGACAAGCTGCCCAACTCGGGCGGCCTGTTCCCGAGCGGCCTGGTGGAGGTCAGCAGGCGCACCGACCTGCTGGGCAACGTCGAGGTGCGCAACCAGCTCAACTTCGCGCTGTACACCACGCTCGAGAAGTACGAGGACGGCACCGACAACGCCGAGTGGCAGCTCGCCTTCCAGGAATGGGTGCAGGCGCAGAGCGCGCGCGGCCTGGCGCCGACGTTCGGCGACGACCCGCGCGCCGAGAGCGTCAGCGCCCAGAACGGGCAGCTCTACAGCGCCGACGCGGAGGGCACGGCCCTCTACGTCATCCAGCTAAACGCCGTCTATGTCAAGAGATTCGAAAAGGAGGCCTAAATGGCTGACACCACGTTCAACACGACAGCGGGGCAGACGATCGCCCGCGAGTCGTTGATCCTCTACCTTAACACGGGCAGCGCCAACTCGCCCACGTGGAGCGCCCTCGGCACGCGCGTCGAGGACAGCTCCATGGAGTTCGACTGGTCGGACGAGTCGAACCAGGACATCCTGGGCAACGTCCACAGCTCGATGCGCAAGCCCATCATCACCCAGAGCTTCGACCCCGCGAAGCTCGACAGCGCCGACAGCGCCTACGTCAAGATCTGGAACCTCGCGGTGCACGACCAGGACCCGCAGTCCCTGTGCAACATGGACCTGCTCCTCGTGCACTACTACGCGGGCACAGCCGCCACGCCGTTCGCCGAGCGTTACGCCAGCTGCATGGTCAAGCCGACCAGCCTCGGCGGCGAGGGCGGCGGCGACATCGAGATGCCGTTCGAGGTCACGTTCGGCGGCACCCGCACGATCGGCACCGCCGCGAAGAACGCGTCAGGCGTCGTGACCTTCACGGCGGCGTCGTCCAACTAGTCAGGAGGCAAGGCATGGCAAAGGCGCTCAACTTCGACACGGGCCTGGTCGAGTACGACATCAACGGCATGGCCACCGTGCGATTCAACCCCGCCGACGTGGCGTTCGCCGAGCGGCTCTACAAGGCCTTCACCGACCTCGAGGCGCGCCAGGGCGAGTTCCAGGCGCGCGTGGACGAGATCGGCGAGGACGGCGAGGGCATGTTCGCGTACGCCAAGGAGCGGGACGCCGAGATGCGCGCCATCGTGGACGGGCTGCTCGGGGAGGGCGTCGCCGACGCCATCTTCCCGAACATGAACTGCTACGCGCTGGCGGACGGCATGCCCGTGTGGATAAACCTCATGCTCGCGGTGGCCGAGGAGGTCGAGCAGGCGTTCGACGGCGAGCGCAAGCGCGCCGACCCGCGCGCCAGGCAGCTCTCCGCCAAGAACGAGGAGCTGCTCGCGAAGTACAAGAAGGCCACGACGAAGCGATGAGCGCCTACAGCCTGCCCAAGAGCGCCGAGATAGGCGGCGCGGAGTACGCCATCAGGAGCGACTACCGCGCCGCCCTCGACATCATGGAGGTCATGGCCGACCCGACCGTCGCGGACGAGGAGCGCGCGTTCGTGGCGCTGTCCATCTTCTACCCGGACTTCTACGAGATGCCCCCGCAGCACATGCAGGAGGCGCTCGACTACCTCATGTGGTTCGTGGGCGGCGGCGAGAAGCCCAGGCGCAAGGGCAAGAAGCCCAAGCTCATGGACTGGAGGCAGGACTTCCAGCTCATCGTCGGCCCCGTGAACAAGGTCGTGGGCTGCGAGGTGCGCGACCTGGAGTACATGCACTGGTGGACGTTCCTGGCGGCCTACCGCGAGATAGGCGACTGCATGTTCGCGCAGGTCGTGGGAATCCGCAGCAAGAAGGCCAAGGGGCAGAAGCTCGACAAGCAGGACCGCGAGTTCTACAGGGCCAACCGCGAGCTGGTGGACTTCGAGCGCCCCGAGATGACCGAGATGGAGCGCGCGGCGCTCGACGACTGGATAACCTAGAAGGAGGGGCCACATGGCAGACGGCTCTATCACGTTCTCGACGGCCCTGGACAACTCCGACCTGGAGAAGCAGCTCAAGGCAACCGAGAAGCGCATCGAGGCGCTCGAGCGCAAGCTCGAGGGCGAGAAGGACAAGCGCACGCTCGTCGAGGCCGCCATGGAGCGCGGCGAGGCGGCCATCCACGAGACGGAGGCCGAAATCGACCGACTGCGCGCCAAGCTGCAGGAGCTGGGCAAGACGGGCATGGAGGACCCGCGCGCCTACATGGCCGCGCAGGCCCAGGCCGAGGCCGTCAAGTCGCAGCTCTCCGAGCAGGAGAAGATCTACGCGAAGCAGGTGAAGGACCAGGACGCGCTCAACGAGAAGTGGCAGCAGGCCAACGACCAGGTGGAGCTGGCCACGTCCAAGGTCGAGCAGGCCCGCGGCCAGGCCGCGAAGCTCGGCGCGGAGTACCAGCAGGTTTACTCCACGCAATCGCGCGCAGCCGGCACCGCGCTCACCGCGATGGAGGCGCGCTTCGCCACCTTCGCCAAGAAGATAAACACGCGCATGAAGAAGATGTTCGTGTTCTCGTTCATCTTCGCGGCGCTCGCGACGTTCAAGAAGTACCTCACGGGCGCAATCGCCGAGGACGACCGCTTCGCGGCCTCGGTCAACGGGCTCGTGGCGACCCTTCGGGGCATCGCCGCGCCCATCGTCGGGGTGCTCATCCCCGTGCTCACCACCGTCGTGAACGTGCTCACGGCGATGATCACCACGCTCGCGAGGCTGGTGGACATGGTGTTCCGCACAGACCTCGTGGGCTCCATCAACAACTCCATCGCGGCCATGCAGGCGTCACAGGGAGCGGCCGACGCCATCGACGAGCAGGCAGGGGCGACCAGGCGGCTCGCCAAGGAGCAGAAGAAGGCCGCGCGGTGGCTCGCCGCGTTCGACGAGCTGAACGTCATGCAGGCCAACGACAGCAACGACGCGGCGGACGCCCTGGGCGACCAGGCGGCCGTGACGGCGGAGCCAGCAACGTGGGCGGGCATCGACGTCGGGAAAATCGACGACACGCTCGCGCAGATCATGGTCATCCTGGGCGCGGCTCTCATGGCCGTGGGCGCCATCCTCGCGTTCTCGGGCATCAACATACCGCTCGGCCTCACGCTGCTCGCCGTGGGCGCGCTCATGGTCTACACGGCGGTCCAGGAGCGGTGGGGGGCCCTGCCGCAGGAGCTGCGCGACGCCATCAACGCCGCGCTCGTGCTCACGGGCATCGTCCTGCTGGTCATCGGCGCGGTGCTGGCGTTCTCGGGCGCGAACCTCGCCCTGGGCATCGGCATGATGCTCGCCGGTGCCGTGCTGCTCGCCACGGCGGCGGCCATCAACTGGGACGCGCTGCCCACCGAGGTGCAGTTCGTGGTCGACCTCATCCTCACCATCCTGGGCGGCTCGCTGCTCGTGATCGGCGCGATACTCGCCCTCAGCGGCGCGAACATCCCGCTCGGCGTGGGCCTCATGCTCGCGGGCGCGGTGGCGCTCGGCAGCATGGCCATGCTCAACTGGGACACCATGTCCGACGAGGTGCGCATGGTCGTGGTGGCGCTCGACGCGCTGCTCGGCGCGGCGTTCATCGTCATCGGCGGCGTGCTCGCCTTCTCGGGCGCCAACATCCCGCTGGGCATCGCGCTCATAGGCGTCGGCGCTGCCGCTCTCGTGTCAGCCGCGGCCCTGGCGTGGAACTCGCTGCCCGACTCCGTGCGCGGCACGGTGTCCACCATCCTGGGCATCGTCGGCGGCGCGCTGCTCGTCGTGGGCATCATCCTGTGCGTGACGGGCGTTGGCATCCCCCTCGGCATCGCGTGCATCATCGCGGGAATCGGCTCGATGGTCGCGGCAGCGGCAATCAACTGGAACTTCCTGCGCGACAAGGTGGCGGAAATCTGGGAGGGCATCAGGTCCTACTGGAACACCCACATCGCGAAGTACTTCACGTGGTCGTTCTGGGAGGGCGTGTTCAAGAACGTCGCGAACGGGCTCATCCAGGCCGTGAACGCGGGGCTCAACGCCTTCGGCGGCTTCATCAACAACATCGCATCCGGAATCTCGGGCGTGCTCAACTGGCTCGGCGTCAAGGGCTGGTACTTCACCGTGCGCATGCCGCAGATACCGTACCTCGCCGAGGGCGCGGTCATCCCGCCCAACCGCAAGTTCATGGCGGTGCTAGGCGACCAGACGAGCGGCAACAACATCGAGGCGCCCGAGGCGCTCATCCGCCAGATCGTGCGCGAGGAGTCGGGCGCGGGGTTCGACCAGGCGTCCATGCAGGCGGCAATCGCTGCGGCGATCGCCCAGGCCGCTCCGATGCTGCGCGAGAACGGCGGCGACGTGGTGATGGAGCTTCGCGTGGGCAACGAGGTGCTCGCGCAGGCCGTCAACCGCGGCAACGCGTCGCTCGCGCGGCGCGGCATGGTCAGGCCCGAGCTGGCGTTCTAAGGAGGCAGCATGGCATCTTCGATTTCGGTCGGCGCGACCTCGGCGTCGCTCGCCGACGTGCCCGTGGAGCCCGACGCCATCTCGTGGGGCCTCATGGACGTGTCGGCGTCCGACGCGGGGCGCGTCCAGGACTACGGCAACACCATGTACAAGATGCGCGTCGGCCAGAAGCGCAAGCTCACGCTCTCGTGGACGAACCCCACGCTGGAGCAGGCCAGCGCCATCCTCAACCTGTTCAACGGCGAGTACTTCTTCGTGCGCTACGTGGACCCGCTCGACGGCGGCTTCGCGGTGCGCGAGTTCTACGCGGGGGACCGCAGCTCGCCGTTCCGGCAGATAACCCTCGATGGCGGCGGGACGCAGATGTCCACGCTGTCGTTCGACATCATCGAGCGGTAGGCGGTGCGGGATGCTCAACACAAGCACGGCGTTCCGCAACGCCATCGCGAACAACTCCAAATCGATACTCAAGGCCACGCTCACGCTCGCGGACGGCACCGTGGTCGAGCTGGCGGGGGACGACTTCATCTTCGGCAGCGCGTCGTTTTCCGACGGCACGTCGAGCGGCAGCTCGTTCGACGTGGGCGCGTGCGTCATCGGGCGCTTCGACGCGACGCTCAACAACCGCGACGGGCGCTTCGACGCCTACGTCTTCGCGGGCGCTGTCATCGAGCCGTTCCTGGGCGTGCCGCTCGGCGATTCCGTCGAGTGGCTGCGCAAGGGCGTCTACAGGGTCGAGCAGCCCGAGGCCTACGGCGACACCGTGGGCATCTCGGCGCTGGACAACATGAGCCTGCTCGAGCGAGACTACAGCGCGGTGAACTCGTCGTTCCCCGCGACGCTCGGCGAGATAGTGTCGGGCATCTGCGCGGCTTGCAGCGTGGACCTCGCCACCCCGTCCTTCGACGGCTACGGCTACACCGTTGCGATGCGCCCCGACGACGGCGCGGTCACGTGCCTGGACATGCTGTCCTTCGCCATGCAGGCCTCGGGCAACTTCGCGCGGTGCGACCAGTACGGCAGCATCAGGGTCGGCTGGTACGACACGGCGGCGCTCGAGTCGGAGGACTGGCTCGACGGCGGCACGTTCGACACGGACACGACGCCGTACTCCGACGGCGACAGCGCCGACGGCGGCGGCTTCATGACGGGCGGCGACGCGGCGGACGGCGGCGGTTTCCTCTCGAACCGCTACGCGGTCTACCACGCGTTCTCGTCGCTCACGGTGGCCACCGACGACGTGGTGGTCACGGGCGTGCGCGTCACGGCGCGCGACGAGGTGACCGAGGACGGCACGCGCGGAGCGGACGGCGAGACGAGCCTGTACGGCTCGGAGGGCTACGTGCTCGAGTTCGGGGACAACCCGCTCGTGGAGTACGGGCGCGCCGCGACGGTCGCGCAGCAGGTCGGCTCGCGCGTGGTGGGCATGCGCTTCCGCCCGTTCCACGCGTCCATGGTCGGCGACCCGGCCCTCGAGGCGGGGGACGCCGTGGTGCTCGTGGACAGGCACCAGCGCGTGTACGCGTCGTACGTGACCTCGAACAGCTACAAGGTCGGCGGCTACCAGTCCATCTCGAACGACGCCGAGACGCCATCGCGCAACAGCGCGGCGGGGTACTCGGCGCTCACCAAGGCCGTGCGCCAGGCGCGCAGGCTCATCGACTACGAGATGACCTCGCGCGAGCTGGCCCTGCAGCGGCTGGCGAGGCAGCTCGCCGACGCCAAGGGCCTCTACATGACGGTCCAGGAGGCGGCGGGAGGCGGCTCGGTCTACTACATGCACGACAAGCCGCTGCTCGCCGACTCCAAGGTCGTGTGGAAGATGACCGTGGACGCAATCGGCATCTCCACGGACGGCGGCGCGACCTACCCCTACGGCCTCGACTCGTCCGGAACGGCGATACTCGAGCGCATCTACACGATCGGGCTCGACGCCGACCACATCCAGGCGGGGACGCTCGCCGACCGCACGGGCACGTTCTCGCTGAATCTCGAGACGGGCGTGCTGTCCATCGGCGCGGGCGCGGGGTTCGGCGACTCGAGCGTCGGCGACGTGCTCGACGCCGTGAACGGCGCGGTGGCCGAGGTCGAGGTCCAGTTCAACAGCAACCAGAGCAACGTCAACCCGCCGGGCGAGACGGACGCGGGGTGGTCGACCACGCCGCCGTCCTGGCAGGCTGGCTACTACATCTGGCAGCGCATGGCCACCTACACCAACGGCTCGGCGACGCCAGAGTACGGCGAGCCCGTGTGCATCTCCGGGCGGGACGGCGCGACGGGCACCAACTCCGCCGTGGTCATGCTCTACCAGCGCAAGTCGACGGCCCCGAGCACGTCGGACATCGGCACGCTCACCTACACGTTCGCCACGTCCGCGCTCTCGGGCAACATGGGCGCGTGGTCGCGAAACATCCCGAGCGGCTCGGACACGTGCTGGGTGGTCATGGCGAGCGCGATCGGCAACGGAACGACCGACACGATCCTCAACGAGGAGTGGTCGGAGCCCGTGCAGCTGTCCAGCGCGGGCGTCGACGGCCTGAACCAGGCCACCGTGTTCCTCTTCACGCGGAAGAAGATGTGGGTCCACGAGGTGGACAGCCTCGTCGCGCCCGACAGCTCGTCGTTCTCTCGAAGCGGCGAGACGGCGCGTATCGCCGGCACGGTCAGCGGCACGACGCTCACGCTCACGGGCGACGCCCCCGCGAAACCCGCGAGCGCGTCCTACACGTTCGCGTCGGGAGACCTCAGCCCCGTGCCGAGCGGGTGGTCGCGCGCGGTGCCGTCGGGCGACGACCCGCTGTGGGTGACCACGGCGGCGGCGATCTCAAACGCGGCGAGCGTGACGATCGACTCGGGCGACTGGGCCGCCCCGCAGGTAATGACCGACAAGGACGACCCCGCCAAGGTCTACAGCGTGCGCTACGCCGTGGGCGATAGCGGCACGACGGCGCCGACCAGCGGATGGCAGGCCACCGTGCCGAGCACCGCGCAGGGCAAGTGGCTGTGGGTGCGCACCACGTACACGGACGGCTCGACCGCGAGCACGTGCAGCTACGTGGGCACCGACGGCGAGGACGGCAAGAGCGTGTACGTCCAGTCAGCAACGAAGGTGGACAAGGTTACGACCGTCAAGCTGGTCGATTCCGATGGCAACGTAACGACAATGACCATCAAGGACGGCGAGGACGGCGCGAACGGAACGCCTGGCCCCGCCGGAGCGAACGGAACATCGACCTACATCCACATCGCGTGGGCGAACGGCCCGAACGGCACGCCCGACTTCTCCACGAGCGAGAGCGCGGGGCGCACCTACATCGGCTCGTGCACCGACTCGAACGAGGCGGACCCGACGACTCCCGCCTCGTACAACTGGGCGAAGATGACGGGCGAGGACGGCGTGGGCATCAGGTCGTACGTCGTCCAGTGGTACCTGTCCACGTCCGCGAGCAGCGCGACGGGCAGCGCGGCGGGCTGGACGTCCGAGCCGCCCACGTGGCAGCAGGGGCGCTACATCTGGGAGCGCACGCTCGTCACGTTCGACGACGGCTCGACCAAGTACGCGCCCAGCGAGCGCGGCGTGCTCTCCAAGGCGGTCAACAAGGCCAACGAGGAGGCCGCGAGCGCGAGCGGCAAGGCGGACACCGCCATCCAGGAGGCCGCGAAGGCGAACGCCCTCGTGCGGCCCTACAACGACGGCGTGATCGTGTGCCGCGAGGGCAACTCGGTCGGCGCGCTCGTCAACGCCGACGGCAGCTTCGACATCGTTGACGTGACGTGGAGCCAGGGCGTGCCGACGGCGGGCTCGACCAGGTACGCGACGTTCGGCGGCACGACTCTCATCGGGAACACGACGAGGGGCATCCAGCTCAACAGCAGCGCGCTGTCGTTCCTCCTCGAGGGCGAGAGGGCGTTCGACGTGAGCTACGAGCCCGCGAGCACGTCGGGCGGCACGAACTGGAACATGGCCCTCAACTTCATGCAGGGCATCTTCAGGTGCAGCACTTCGGGCACGCGCGTGAACAGGCTCACGGCGGACGGCTACCCCGTCATCTTCAAGGACGGGAGCAGCCTGAAGTACTTCGACGGCACGTCCACGACCCCGCAGGTGTTCCCGCTCGGCGGCTCGGCGTCCACGACGGTCAAGATTCCCAACGCCGTCACGCGCATCACGTCGTCGGGCGTGGGCATCTCGGACCTGTCCATCACGGTCAACGGCGCAATCGCCATGTGGTCGGGGTGGGTGTCGGGCCGCGCCTCGAGCCAGTACCTGCAGGTGGGCACCGTGGTCGGGGGCGCGCAGTTCCCCGTGCGGCTCGCCTCGACGGTGCTCGGGGGCTTCGACGGCACGGACGAGATGGCGTTCGGCGGCAAGCTGCAGGTGCTCACCGACGGCAAGGTGATGCTCGCGCTCGCCGACGACCTCGTTGGCAAGGACTTCGAGCTTGAGTTCTCCATGACGTGGATCAGGAACGGATAGGAGGGAGCCTCATGGCAATCCAGATGCGGCGCGGCGCTTCCGCGAACTTCGCGCCGTCCAGGCTGCTGCCCGGCGAGTGGGCGGTGGTCATGTCGGGCGACGAGACGCCGATGGGCGACGGAACGGGCATCTACCTGTGCGTGGCCAGCGGCACGACCAAGCGCATCGCCACGGCGGACGAGCTGTACAAGGTCGCCGCCGACGCGGGCATGACGCCCGAGTGGGCGCAGCGCACCGCGCGGCTCATCGAGCAGCTGCAGGAGACGGTGAACGGCTACGTCATCAGCGTCGGCGGCGACGTGGACGGCGAGACGCTCGTGCTCTCCGAGAACGCCGACGTGGGCGCCTACGCGACCGACCTCGAGGAGGCGCGGGAGCGCATCGCGGCGCTCGAGGACGAGCTGGCGAGCTGCTGCGGGCAGGCGAACGCCGACCTCAACGAGGCCTACGGCATCATCTCGGGGCTCGCGAACATGTGGCTCGTCCAGGGCGGCGAGCTGTTCGCCCCGAACGCGGCGTGCATGAGCGTGAGCGGCGCAGTCGCGACGATAAGCGGCGCGGTCGCCTCCGAGGTGCTGACCGTCGCGGCGTAGCGGCCGCGGACATACCGAAACGACCCAGGGCGCTCCGAAATCGGGGCGCCTTCTTCATGCCATACCAACCGACCGAAAGGACACACCATGGCAGACATCTCCAAGATCACGGCGAGCAACGGCACGACCTACGACATCAAGGACGCGACGGCCCGGGATTCCATATCCCGTGTGCGGTTCGACTCATATGTGCAGAATTTCCTATACGGGAAATACCCGAACGAGGACGTTCTCTACTTCGACTTTAACACGACGCAGGGTAACTACCGCGTATCGTTCGGAACCACGAATTGGGTGCTATGGCGGAAGAACGACGACAGCTCGCTGACTGCGCTGAAGGTGCTGTAGGATTCCATATCCCATATCCGTCTCGTTAACGTCTCGGACGTGCAGTTCGGAGTCTCAACGACCTCGGACAATGCATGGATAATCATAAAAGCGACGAACGGCAGGGAGTTGCAGCTTGCCATCTCGGCAACCAAGTCATCGCTCGATTACATCAAGAACGGAGCGACCATCTTCAGCGTGTCGTAGATTCCATATCCCATTGGAAGTCGCTCAACATCTCTAGCGTGACGTTCAACAACAGCACAGGCGATGGAAATCTCAACATCCTGGTAAACCATACCGATGGAACGTCCAGGATCATTGTGTTCTCAGCCACTGGCATCAGCTACTACGAGAACAGTGGCAGCGGGAACGTGCGCAAGTGGCAGTACATCGGGTCGTAGGATTCCATATCCCATTGGGTCATCGCAGGCAACACGAGTGCAGTCAGAGTTAATCAAGACAACCAGTCTCGGTTCTTCGGGTTGAGCGTTGACGGCAACAACGGGAAGTTCGAGGTAATCTTCGAGCAGAGCGGCATCAAGGTTTACGACCATCAAAGCGGAACTGTTGTGAAGTCGATAGCTTGGGACTAGGATTCCATATCCCAAGGCATGCAGAACTCAGTGTTCACGGGTGACCTCAACACCCTCACGACAACAGGAATCCGCTATTGCGGCAACGCTGCTACAAACCTACCGAACAGCGGGGGCGGTGGATTGGTTGTCATGAACGCAGGAACCGCGAAGCTGCAACTGTTCGTGTACAACAGCAGCCAGATCAGGCTGTACGCGAGACGGTACTACAACAACGAGTGGCTAACATGGCAGGAGCTGGCCTAACCACCTACGCAAGCGTGACCCAAGCCCCCCAGCTCGTGGCATCTGTCGTGCGGCGAGCGTACAGAAGCGGCGTACTAGAGACGTACGCAACGAACAACTGAATGCTCGCGCTATTGTGAGCTTTGCCGACTATAAGCATTCCAACCGAAGTCGTGGGCATGTTCGTCGAACCGGACGTGCAGAAGTAGATGCCCGTTTCGCGTAGCTCGTTTAAGTCGTAAACGCCGCCAGACTCGTGAATGCGGGATATGGAATGCTACGCGATTTTGTTCCATGAACTCCATCCAGAAGAGCCGTACCGTCTTGTATAAAGCCCAGGATTGCTTTCACGGCTTTCGATGAAAACTTGAACGACGGCGTTCCATGCACCATAAGAGACAATCGTGCAGCCAGCTGCAGCATTCGGAAGGTTAGTTGCACTTGTGGCGGCGTAATATACGCCACTTGTTTTCAACTCGTTGAGATTTCCGGAATAAGCCGCATCTGAAAGTCTCTGGGATATGGAATCACGCAGCCGTGAGCAACGCCGACAGCCCTCTCTGCGCGTCTCGCATCAGCGCCGAGTTGCTGCACAGGTAGTGCTCGTAGGCCGTGGACACCGAGCTGTGGCCGAGCATCAGGCTGACGGTCTCAAGCGGCACGCCAGATTGCAAGGCCAACGTTCCCCACGTGTGGCGCAGCCATTGTGCGCACATGCGGAGACCCCGTTTCGCGAACCACGACCTCACGCGGCGGCGGTAGGCTGACGGCTTCATGGCGCAGATTCGGTCGGTCCGCTTCGGCTGGCGCTCGCGTCGTATCTCGCGCAGGCGCTCGACGGCGTAGCGTGGGAGCACGACGGTGCGCGTGGACTTCTCGGTCTTTGTGGGTGACTCATAGACCTGACCGCATGCCTCGTGCAGCCCCTTGGTGACGCTGACCTCGCCGTTCGATAGGTTGATATCTGACCACGTGAGCGCGATGGCTTCACAGGGACGCAGGCCGCACGAGAGCTGCACGAGGGCCGCTGGCTCGAACGGCTCGCCACGCATGTCGCGTAGCGCCTGCTTCGCCTGCTTCGCGGTCAACGCCTCGGGCTTGCGCCTCGTGTACCTCGGCAGCTCGACGTACTGCGTAGGGTCGATGATTCGCACGCGGTAGGCGCGGATGTACCAGCGGATTACCTGGCGGAGCGTCTTGAACGCCTTGGACGCGGCGCCCGGACGCTCGAAGGAGTCCACCCAGGCTTGCAGCTCGTCGGCGGTCAGCGATTCGATTTCGCGGCCAGACCACATCGGCATCAGGTGGCAGCGGATCGCGCTCATGTAGCCCTCCAGGGTGTTCGGCCTCACTGGTTTGCGGCCTTCCGACTTCGCCTCGATGTACAGATAAACAGCTTCGTCGAACAGCATCTCTCTTCCTTTCTCGGAGGTGGTTTACATGGCAGAAATCCCAGGCTTCGAGCTTGCGGCGATGCCGCCATAGCATCTGGGATTTTCTATCGGTTCGAATTGGCTACAGATGGAGGTATCGATGCAGCCATTGGTAATGACCGTGCTCACCACGCTCGTGTCGAGCGTGGTGGGCGCATTGGTCGGGGCCGTCGTCAGCAAGGTCAAGACGGCGCGCAAGGCGTCGGAGAAGGCGAGGGAGGAGTCGGCGGAGCTCATGAGGCTTATGCGGCAGAACATCATTATGACATGCCGCATGGCCATCTACGACGACCATTTCTCGATCGACGAGAAGATCGACGCCTACGTGATCTACCGGGCGGAGGGCGGCAACCATCAGACGAAGACGTACATGGACCAGCTCGTCGGCTGTGACGTCGACGAGTACTTGGAGAAACACGGAAAGGCTTAATCATGAACGAGACTGTGAAGCAGGTCGTCAAGGCGGCAGCCATCCTGATTGTCTTCGGGATGAGCTTCCTGGGGGTCACATTGGACACGGAGGCCGTGGTCACCGGAATCAGCGGGGCCGTGGCGTTCGTGACGCTGTGCGTCTCAATCTGGGAGAACTTCAACTTCACGAAGGCGTCCCAGCAGGGCCAGATGGTCACCGACAAGATCAAGAACGAGCAGCGGGCGATGAGGCTCAAGGAGAAGCAGGATGCTTAGAGGCGTGGACGTCTCATCCTGGCAGGAGGGCATCGACATTGCGGCCTTGGACGCGGACTTCGTCATCGTCAAGGCGACGGGAGGCGCGGGCTACACGAACCCGTGCTTCCGCGCCCAGGCGGACGCGACCCTCGCCAGCGGCAAGCTGCTGGGCATCTATCACTTCGCGAACGACGACGGGTGGAGCGACCACGACACCGAGGCTGACCGCTTCCTGGAGGCCGTGAGGCCGTACCAGGGCCGCTTCATACCTGTGTTGGACTGGGAGGGCGACGCGCTGGCTAACGACCCGTCATGGGCGCTCAGGTGGCTTGAGAGGGTGAGGGAGGGAACGGGCGCGACGCCCTGGTTCTACAGCTACTCGAACTACCTCAACAACACCGACCTCTCGGCGCTCGCGGGCTACCCGCTGTGGCTCGCGGCCTACTACAACGGATACGAGCCGATGGGCTACCAGGCAGACCCGCCGCTCTACGGCGGGGCTGGGAACTGGGGCAGGGTGACCTGCTACCAGTACACGCCCCCGGGGGGGAACGGGGGGCATGGCGGGGAGACCGCCCCAGACGG